ATCTTCCTCATATTTCCCGCCCATGAGATTCATTTTTCCAGCAACACAATTACCTGCCGCAACCTGATGCTTAGGTTGTAACTGGTTGTGTGCATCTACAAAAGTCATCCACCATGACCAAACAGATTCAGTCATCCAGTGTAGCTTTTTGCAGCGCATTCTATTAAAATTAAACTTAGTCAGCATATAAACCTGTCCATGTTTTTATTATTTAATGGGGTCTCTCAATTCCCAATCATTAGCTCGGTGAGTACCAATCACCATATCGCAAACTACAACATCTTCACTTTGAAGGTCATAAATACGATTGTCTTGCAGCTTCAGAACTTGCGTAATTCCCTTATTGTCATGAAAAAAGCGTCCAACAAAACGATCTCCGTCGTTAAGTTCTACGAACACTTCTGCCCCAGCCTGTGGTTTAACACGATTTGAGCAGACAATGAATGAGTCTTTGGCTATGTAGGGTAGGTAATCATCTACATCAATCTGTACTGCGTATGGCTCCAAGTCTCCTTGGACTTCAACAGATTGTATTGCACTGATAGTCGGGTTCCCTTTAATTGCGTAACGAACAACGATATTAACTTTCGGTAAGAAAGATGCACGCACGGGTTCCATTAATTCAGGATAAATGTCGCAGGGAGAGACATTCATAGCCTGGGCGAAATTAACAACCGCAGTCATGTTCAAAGGAACTTTACCGAGGAAGTACTGTGATATGGCACTTTGTTGCTTGAGGCCCATTTTTTGGGCTAGTAGAGTTTGATTTAAACCTTCGTCTGCTTTGAGGCGATTGTAGATAGAGAGAATACGTTGGACCGCTCGACTTTCTGCTTCGGGCGAAGCATCGGTTCCAACGAGTAAGCTCGCTTTAGCCATTGGTGTCTTCCTGTAGTTTATAATTAATGTATGGGTCTACGCCCATTCACTATAGATTATCCTATGCCACTTCTTCGAGGCATGACGACATTATAAACTCAGCAACCCCTCGCTTGTCAATAGCTGAACTACTAAAGGTATCTATGGTCACTTTTTGACTAAAATCAGTGATGATTAGGTTATCTTTAAATCGCATTCCTACAGGGGCTTGCATACCAATCACTAACACTACTTTACGACCTTCTTCTTGACGGCTTTTTAACCAATGCAATTGCTGTAAGGATAAACAGGTTTTTATCTCAGTACTGGGACGCTTAGGAGGATTAGACACGTACTTATACTCAATCCACAGGTCGCCACCCGAGCCAGAGTAATACGCGTCCGCTACGCCGCCATGAAAATTATCGTTGATTTTCCATTTGTACACAGTTGAGGGGAGCATTTTGTGTATGGCTTTGATGTAACTATGCTCGTTCATCGTCAGCTTTTTTAAATTGATTAATAAAAGATGCGTTTCGGGACTTGCGCCACATTTCGCGAGCGAATTGAAGGGTTTGTTTCTCTCGCCTACCTGTTAACAAATACCGCGCTATGTAAGTTAAAGCTACTCCGAAAGGAATCCCTATAATTATGCCTATAGCGAGTGCTAATAGATCTATACTCATAATTTACTCCAGCTATAAAAAAGCCACCCCGAGGGATGGCTTGTATCTACTTACTACCTAGTGGATGGTAGGGTCGGTCATGCCTTTCATGGCAAAGTAAGTAGCGCGTGCTTCTGCGTACAACTCGGCAGCGGGAAAGCCTTTGTTGCTAGCTTTGAACACTTGGTAACCTTGACCTTTACGATTCATTTCTTCGACAGACTCGAGAGCCCATACAGTACCGAAGCGATCAGTCTCATAACTAGCCAACGCTGTATTCCAAGCATCAGATACTTTTTTATTGGCACCTGACATATAGATTTTAGCAACAGTTGGGTTTGCACCTGTGTCGTCTAAATAAGCAACAGTGTGAACTGCTGTCTCAACTATATCGTGTGAAGCTTCGATTAAGCCATTGTCAGCTAGATGCTGATTAGCGGCTGCTAGAGATTCGTGATTACCCTCGAAACCGCCGCCTTCATCACGTTTCTTGAAGATGGTAAAGCCAGTCTCAAACTTGAGGTTAAGGAGATACATGGTTTCCCAGAACTCACCTGTCAACTTATTGAAGACATGGCCCATTTCTAAGCCTTTGATGAACTTGGAATCGCTTTTCTTCATCTCAGGGCTCATGGCTTGTGCAAGAGCTAAGACGGGAATAGCCATATCGGAGGACGATACGTTTTCGTTACCTAAACTAGCGCCACTCATTAGGTGAGCAGGCATAACATCAGAAGTTTGGAACGAGATAATAGATTTAGAAGTCATAATTTAAGGTCTCTTGATTAAAGAATAATGATTAGAATAGTAAGCCCACAACGAGGTGGGCGAACTTGGTTATTATAGCAGTTCAGCTGCTAAATTGATACTAGCCAACCCGAAGATTGACGTTCTCTTTAGCAAAAGGAACGAGCCCTGGTATAACATCAAAGGTCTTTAGAAGATCTTTAACGTATATGTTGGATACTCGTCTTTGCAGCAGCCCTGTGTGACCTTCTGCCATAATAAAGTCATGGAAAAGGCCGTAATCGGCTATGTTATAAACAGTAGCGTCAGACAGGGACACAGTAATGCCGTCAACAGATGTGCGCTCTATACCTTCAGCGTGCATCTTGGTGCGGATCTGCTCTTTTATTTCCTCTAAGCTGGCGGATAGCACTTTTACGTCACGTTCAAGTTCTTGCTTGTCGGTGCGTATGTGTTTAGCCGTATTTAGTAGCTCTTTTAAGGTCATATCAGACATGGTAACTCCTATGCGGCAAGCGCAAGTTCAGCTTCGGTTTCTTCTTGACTCAAGCCGTGCATTAAGTCTTGAGCGTATTCCCAGCACTCGTTAATCGCATCCCACTGTGGGATAGACTTTTCACCGCGATTGAGACGAGAGGTATTGGCTTTACGCATCTCAGTAGCAGCTTCAAGGTAGTCATCGATCAATGCAGGATCGTCAGCTAACTGTTGAGATAGCTCAGACACTCTTTGTACGGCAGCTGTGAATTTCACTTCCGAGGTTTCGTCTTTAGTTAGACGGTCACGTTCAGCTTTGACAGCTTTTGTAGCCATACTTAACACAGTAATTAACTGGTCAAATGATGTAGTAGCTTCAGCTTCGATGAATGCAGCGTTAAAGTCGATTGAATTGTTCATAGGTACTTCCTCTATATTTTAGTTATGCGGCAAATGCCGTATTTTTCTGAAAAATATCCAACAAGGAACCCATAGCAGCTAATTTGCCGTCTAAGGTATTGTATGCATCTTCTTCAAAGGTATCGCGAGCTGCGATAGTGATCGTTTCTGTCTTACGTTTCTGCCCAGCACGATATATGCGTGAGTTAAACTGTGAGAACAGTTCAGATCGGTTAGTAGGGCTGGCCCAAATAGTGGCGCAACCTTTCGTGAGAGTCAGTCCGTGACTCGCTGACGCGGGGTGGGCAAACAAGACTTTGAGCTTTCCAGCTTGGAAGTCTTCGACTGCTTTTTCCCGTGCAGAGCGTGAAGTTTCGCCGTCAATAACAGCATAGGCAAAGCCCATCTTGTCAGCAATCTTCAGCAATTCCGCTTTTTGGTGTTTCCAATTGAAGGCAACGACCGTGTGGTCGCGTTCTGCAACTAGATCCATCACCAAGTGTGATCGAGCAGTAGAAAATACTTGGGTTGCCCCGTTCTCGTCATACACTGCACCTGAACACAGTTGGAGTAATTTCTGATATTTAGCGCCTGCGTGAATAGCGTTGATAATAACGCCAGACTCCGCTTCTAATATGGCTTGTTCTTTGAGGATGATGTAATCCGTTTGCAGTTTACTGGGCAAATCAATGTACATCATGCGGTGTGTGTTCTCGGGTATGTCAATGCAATCCTCGAACCGATAGCGAATGGTAATGTCATGTATCTTGGCAGCAACTTGATCTTCTGCACCTACATTGTCTAACCATTTTACTTGATTGGGGTTAGGCCCAACTTGTTTGGGTGTACACACTTGGAGTCTGAAGCCGTAGAAAGACCGGCCCAGACGTTCTCCATCGTCAAGCAGCACACAAGGGTGCCAAATGTCCGTCACGCTGTTTGGAGTGATAGTGCCTGACATCATTACCCTTCGTTCAAACAGGTCTACAAGGTTGCGTATGGCCCTGCTACGATCTGAGGTTGGGTTCTTAAATGCAGTGACTTCATCCACACAAATCATGTCGAAATCATTCAGTACAGAAATGTTAGCAGGCTTGAGTAACCACTTAACAGCATCGTGATTGGTGATTACAATGTCACATTTATTATCGAAGGCTTGCCGACGCGCTTTGGCGCTTTGTGACGTTGAGATACCCCACGTTAAATCAGGAGTCCACTGGTCAATGTCGTCACCCCAAGCAGGTTTGAGTATAGATAACGGCGCAAGCACTAACATGCGGCGTGATTCTGACTGCTTGAAGGCTTCTAATACACAGCGGGTCTTACCTGTACCTGCATCAGAGGTAATTAAAGCACGCTCCTGGTTAAGTAAGAACGTAATTGTTGATGCCTGGTGATCAAAGAGAGGCGGTAAGTCGAGCGGCACAGGTAGTGGTGTATTTCTTCCGTTCTTCATAATTCATGTCCTCTAATTTATGAAATTCTGCTGCAGCAATGAAAGCAAAACTTGCAATCAAAGCTAATTCTTCGGCTGCTATACCATTTTCTTGGCCTTGTTCTTGAAATAATGCTTCGGCTGCACATGTGGCATAGATTTGTTGGGCTAGTTCGCTCATTGGGGTTCCTCAAAAGCGGGGTGGGTTTCGTAATCACTGCTGTCCATAACTGCACAGAGAGAGTGAATGTACAGACAATCTTTGTATTTTATGACTTCGTAGCGTTGTTTAGCTTCAGCAAGTGACTCAAAAGCTTCGTAATAGTCAGTATCAACATAACCAATAGCTTCACTCCTGATTGTCCAACATACAATCCAGCTAACACCTTCATGGGCCGTACAAATCATGTGATTATTCATAAACTCTCCTAGTGGGGTGCGTAACGCCATTGGCATGCGGGATTTTCTAGACCTTCTTGCACTTTAGCGTGGGGACACCACTTGCAGGAGGTCATATTGGGGGTAGGTTTGAAGTCAACACAGGTGGTGGCTTGGTTAAAGCGTAAGTTGTAGCGGTCAAAGAACATCATGGCTTGATCGCGTGAGTAGGAGGTGGTCATGGTCAAACCTTTGTCGGTGTAGATCATGTTGGCTTCTACAAACTCTAGGTCAGGCCATTTAACGAAGGTAGAAATAACGTAAAGGAGCGCTTGCTGCCCGTGCTTTACTTCATTGCCAAACTTCTGACCTGTCTTCCAATCATAAACTTTGGCAGAGGTAGGTGATTCTAGATCTAGCGCATCTAATTTCATGCGTAACCACGTATTATCTTCGCTCCAGCCAGTAGGTTCCCAATCTCTGGTGAATGCCCAATCTTCCTCGACATGAATATCACCATCGGAGTAACGTGCGCGTAAATCTGAGAATAATGAGTCAAATTTAAGCAATTCTTTGGGTACATTGTCAGTCCCGTCACCTTTAATGAAGTTTTCTGCTTTATCGTGTATTTCACTACCTCGTAATGCAGCTGGGCCAGACACATCAGGGCACTTCTCAACTTTACTTAGGTACACATGGTAAGGGCACTTCTCAAAGTTAGATAATGATGAGAACGAGGTCGTTGGGATAAGCCCTAACGGTGCTTCGAGTGGGTCAAGGCGAGCAATTTTAGCTCTTCGTGCAGATTCTTTAGCTGCTTTAGGATCAAACACAGTATTGTTAAATTCGAGGGTTGAATTGGAGCCTTTAGCTGCCATTTCATGGTTTTTTGGGTTGAATGTGGGTAAGTCGTCCATCAGTGCACCTTTGGTTTTTGATTAATGTACTGATACAGACTGATAAGATGCTGCTTCATGTCGTCTGGGCCTTTAATCATGGCTTTTTCAACTTCACCGATTAAGTATTCGTTGAGTAGCGCAATTTCATCACCTTGTTCGAGAGCAACGGGTTGAATGAATTGCCTTACTTCATACGCTGAGAACTGATCAATGCTATTCATATAGTCTCCTAAAAGTCGGGTTGATATTTCGGTGGCAAGTCAGGTATTTCGACCATATTCGTGACACGCTTACTAGCAGGAATTACACTAGGCGCTTTGTCTAGGAAGTCAGTCGCATCGTAGTCAGTGAACTTAAAGCGAGTAACAACGTACTTGGCACGTATACCGTTCTTGCGTTTACGCTCTTGATTGACATCATTGCGTGTCAGCATGGTGGCAAACTTTTGACTTGTAGAATTACTGTCAGGATTAAGCACAAGGTACATGGCGTGAGCTTCTGCAACAGATACGTCACTGGGTAATGTGTTGACGGCTTCGTCAATCCATTTAGTCAGTACTTTCTCTGCAACTTGCTTAACATTGAGTAAGTGAGATGGAGTGGTCTGAAGCGCGTTCATATTCTCGACAAAGTAGTCAAGGTCACCTTCGCGTAACGCAAAGCAGAACTTTTGATGAACGCCCATACCAGCGACACGCATGTTGCGCTTAGCATCATTCTCTATGCAGGTCGTCGCAGCCAGCTGGTTGTAGTCGAATGAGTGCAAAAAGGCATACAAGTCACTGACTTCATCGCCTAGTAGCGATTTGAGGTCGATGTTGTTGTCGAACATTTCTGGGTAGGCTTCTTTGAGCTTAATGGCTTGAGGGAAACCTACGTTATGTCGTCTATCGCCATCATCTAAGCGAGCAACATCGGCGTGATTACTGAAGAACATGAAGTTGCAGTACATTTTCATGTTCTTGCTTTCTTTATACATGGCGCGTACATCCACACGCTCGCCACCTGTAATGAGTTTGATCTGGTCGAAGGTACGCTGGTCTTGTTTGGAGTCAGTGATGTGAAACTCGTCAATGGCAACAAACAACTTGTCAGATAGGTAACTGTTAAAGCTGTCTTCTAAAGCAGAGATGGCTTTGATAGCGACATTACTTTCGCCAATCATGGGAGTCAGTATGTAATTGAAGAACAAGCCTTTGCCCGTACCTTGTGTGCCTGAGAATATCCACACAGTTTGTAAAGGTTCTTTCTTGTCGATGGCCGCAGCTAACCAGTTGATGAAGTGTTCAAACTCTAACTGGGTACTGCCGGTCATGTGCCACATGATCTTGTAGATATTAGGACACAGTGCTTTGAGCATCGTACCGCCCATGTTATCGGTAGCGCCAAGCTGATAAGGGATATTCTGAAACTCAGTGTCTATCTGTTTGGGGTTTTTGACATGCTTGGGTGCGTGATACTTATTGACGAGGCCATTAAGTTCATGTCGGACTGTAGTGGTTTCCATTGGGTTGTACACATAATGGAGTGATTGGATAGGATCAGGCATGGGCTGACCATACTCAGACAACCAAGGCTCTAAGTTACCGATATTAGATTCGTAGATGTACGTATCGTCGTCAAGACCAGGCAAGATCTCGTCGGCTCTAACGTCATACAACATGGTGTAGTGCTTGTCGGTGCGTATGTCACGAAAGACTAGGGCAGTCTCGTTGGTAACTTTTTCGATGTTGGTCTTGTAGGTCGCAATAAACTCTTCGTAACCTTCAGCGTCTGCTTTAGCAAACTCGAAAGAGTCATCGCCGTTCCAGCAATGCACGATATGAGGCGAATTGAGGTGCGCCCAATACTTATAGTTATTTGAATTATCAGCGTTGAAGCGCACAAACTCTTCGTCAATACTACAAACAGTGAGTTTGAATTGATCAGGGTTGATAACAACGCGTACTTTACCCTCTTGGGTCACGTAATCTTTGCGCTTGGGACGATAGGCTCGCTGACCATTGATTTTACGCAAGGCATCTAAGCGCTTGTTCTGTATCGCAGTCATCGACTTATCTTCCATGGTGGCTAACTGGCCTGTAATGGGGAGAAGCGCATTAGTCTTTTCTACGAGACAGAATCGTTGCTCTGGGCTTTGGAACGGATCGTCAACGCCGTCAAACGTAGGCGGTGCAATGTAGATGAGGTGTGAGTTGTCAGCAACACAAGGGTCAATAAGCGTTTTGACTGAGGTGGTAGTCTCTGACAATCTGAGTTGATCACTAATAGCATCGCAAGAGTAATTAAGGTGCGTGAGGTACTGTTTGAGCATTCTTGGGTTAATGGGTGAATCCAGCAGGAACTCGATGTGTACAGACACATGAGATGAGGTGGAGCGGCCCATAGACGATGACGCATGTCCGATATAGCTGGATAGCGTGAATTCAATAGGCAGCATCTCGATCACACGCTCGCAGATACGCTCTACATCTAAGCTGCGTAATTTTGACGAAGGGGGTACGTAATTTTCTAAATTTAATTTATCTACATCAAGAAGAAGAGTAGCGTTAGGCTTATCGCGATCAGTGAAACCCTTACGGCTTTCTTTGGCTAAGATTTTAGTTAAGTCACCACGGATCATTACATGACCTTGGGCAGCATGCTCTAGGATAAGGTCGTAGCGTTCTTTTAATGTGGTGGGGTTGTACTCAAAACTATTTAGTATTTTAACAGGCGGGTAGCTGCTGCTTTTTGTTGCACTAAAAGTTTTACCGATGCGTTTGCCGTTGGCTGCTTCTAAGAAGGTCAGCTTAGTCATATGTTCTCCTTACTATGTACAGTGTTATCGAGGAATGTTGTATAGAGGCCAGTATTTACCGACGCGTGAAGAGGGCGTCACCATACAAGGGTCTCGGCAGAAAGCTAAACGATCTGCTTCCAGAAGACGGCGTTTAAATGCTCTCTCTCTACCATGCCGTGCGGATAGATTGAGTCGGCAAGCTTGAACACGGACGCTACCCATGCTTCTTTTAAGTGCTTGCGCTAATTGCTCAGTGGATAGATCATCAAAGTGGCTCATAAGAAAGTTAACTTCTTTAGAACTCCATAAAGAACTATGTTGGTTCATGCGCTTCCTTTATTTGTTCGATAAAATAGCCCAATCATCTCTACAATCTTCATCACAAAAGCGGAGCCCTGATGCGAGCGGCTCCCTGCAGTTGTAACAAAAGCCTTTGGGTTGGGGCCCATTGGCTGGTCGGTTATTTAAGGCGATAGCAAGATAAAGATTTGATGTTTTTGAAGCATCATCACAAAAGTCGCTCATCAAAAATCCCTTTGAATTTGAAACGAATCGCTATCTTAGCAGTTGAACTACTATTTCACATCTAGAGTCAGGCTGCAACTGCAAAATCTTCTAACCTGGCTAACTGCTTAAACGAGTCACCTCGAATAATGGATTGGATTTCAGTCTCCATCCGTAACTGCTTAGTCATAGGACACGCACCTTCGCGTTGTGTCTCGATGTGAGTCGAGAGGTGTGTCAAGGTGTTGTACACTTTGTAAGCATCGTCAGGCATTTTGTAACTATCATGAATTAGCTTGATGTAGTTCAAGCGAGCTTTGTTAATCTCAATACCTGTGCGGGTCTTTCGAGTTGCCAGATTTGCTGAGTAAAAAGCTAAAGCGTTATCGTCATTCACTGGCACACTTTTGAGGTACTTCATTAGCTCGGCTTCTTCAAGCAACATCTTGGGCCATGCTGAAGCTACTGCTCCCATGACTTCGGGGGCTGAGTTGGCGGTGTGCTTTTGTGCCATAGCAGTCTCATGTATAATGGATTGCATGCCGTTTAAGCAGTCCCATCTCATAATCATCGCTTGAATCATCCGTCTAAACTTTTGATCGTGGCTGTCGATTACTTTAACTTTTAAGCACGCAGGTTCGCCCAGTTCTCGCTTAAAACTGTGGTGAGGCAAGATAATTTCTGCGCGGAAACTCGCATCACTGTTATATCCCCAAAACTTTGTTGTAACGCCTGTTAGGTCGAGGGAAGAATTATGTAAGCCTTCGCGCAAAGCGTCCCACATCGTGTTGAAGTTGGTAGGTTTGTGCTGAGATTTGCCATCGCCAATGACTTGATCGGTTTTGGGGTTAATAACCCAGAACTTATCGAGTACAGGTACGCCATTACGCGTCTGATGCTCTTTGATCGGGTCGTAGTTAAGATGCTCGGGTAGAGCTAAGATCTTTTCATGTTCAATAATTTCTATGGAACCCATAGTTATTTCCTCTAGTTATTAGTTATTCGTAGTCTCGGATTGCTACACCAGTAGGGAACTGAGGTAGTCCTGAGTCTCGGTACTTCTTTTGATACTTCACTGTCATGTACTTACCTATAACATTAGCGTTACCAGTAATGTACTTGGCTCTGTTTTCGTCTTTGTCTCCTTTGAGGACACAGGTAAACGAGGTATCTCCACAAATTAACTTAAAGACAGGGTTGCCGTCTTTGTCTTCTAAGACTGCATTAATCATGAACTCTTCATCTAAGAATGTTTTATACTTTTGCAGATCGGGGGAGCGTTTACCTGCTTTGTATGCACCTTCGTAGTTACGCAGCATGATGCCTTCGTAACCATCATCCACATATACTTTGTGCCAAGATTTTAGGTCTTTTTCAAAGAAAAGATCTCCTGACGGAACTAAACGAGCTGGTTCATTAAACATGGACATGCGTAGCGGCTGAAAGTAGGCATGCAGCCATGCCCTACGTTTACCAAACCCGAGTGTATCTACGTAGTCAAAGATCCAAAACTCAACAGCAGCTGTGCTAGGTTTGGTCTTTTTGACAGCGGATACAATGTCTTCGAGCTCTTTGTCATGGATGTATAGCTCGCCATCTAAGATTAAACCAACACTCATGTTTTTAAGCGCCCATTGTTCAATGTGGCTAAGATCAGCGGGGAAGTCTTTACCGGTGCGTGAGGTAATAGTCACTTCAGTATCACTAACTTTTTCTATAAAGGCGCGCACACCGTCCAATTTGGGCTGAACGAAGCAAGGATAAGTAATACGGTGGCCTGCTTTGTGATAATCCATGGCTAACATGGGTTTGTTGCAGTCAGTCGCTTCTTCCATTGTCAGGCCATAGCCTTTACGATCTTTGCGCTCGATCCACTTAGCTTCAGCTTCTTTGAGTGCTTGGTCTGTGGCTGTGCTTTCGTTGCTGCGACCTACATTTTTAGGTGCACATATGGTGGTTTTGTTTTGGATTTTTCCGTCTACTTTTCCGTGGGAAATTGTGTAGGAATCATCGTTGACTGAGATAGACCACACACAGGCGTTGCCTTTGGTGTCTGGTTTATATAGGGGTTGGAATTGGGGCATTGGGGTCTCCTACTAGTCATTGGGTTGGTAGTCAAAGTGTTCATCTAAAGAGTCATACTTATGCCTTTCGCGCACCATGTTTATTGCGTCCATAGGTTCTTTAGCGTAAGCCGATGTTTGTTGTTCTTGGCCATCTGCAGTGAAATTTACAATGTGCCAAACTCTTGGCTCGCTGTCAGTCATTGCGTTATTGGCATACTCAGTACGAGCACGATAATTACTGTAATCAGTCATTTTTTGAATCCTCATTCTATTGGTTAATCAAATGATTCGTTTACACTGCGTATGAGTACTTCACATGCTTCGGTATAGGTTGCGTATTCACCAACGATCACATCGTCAACTTCTAACTGGACACGTTCGTCCTTTAGAAAGCCGTTGATCCCTGTGTATGGTGTGATTGATACTTTTGCGGTCATGTCGTAAAGACCTTGTGATTGTTCTTGGTTTACCATAATTATTCCTTATTGATAGAAAATGTGACTTCCGATTTGAGCCACTTGGGTTTGTGTAGATGCCCAACTGGGCCTGACGTAATCGGCGTGATAATGGGTCGCGCCGTCAACTAAATCGGGGAAATCAGGGGAAAGTACCAGGGAAGCAATTTGATTTGCTTTTAACCAGGCCTCTGCATTTCGTGGTACGTCAGCTAAACCATCACAGAACCAGCTGAACTGGCACTTATGCAGTTTTTTAGGGTATTTATTGTGATAAACCACTGCACAGACTGTATCGGGGTAATTGGGTGAGTACACACGATTAAGCACGACTTGCGCCACTGCAACCTGCTCAATGAGCGGCTGCGAGCGGGCTTCGAAGTAGATATTCTGCGCAAGGCAGAACAGGGCTTCAGCGATCATACGACGACCTCACAGTTCATAACTGCTTCTTTATACTTGGCGGTTGGGTTATTGTTGATATAGAGGTTTGTCCCATCATTGAATTCGGCACGCGCAAGAAGCTGCGCTTCTCCAGCGTCATAAGCTTCAACGCTAATGGTTTTTTCGATTTCTCCACGAATAGTAACTTCATAGGATCTAGGCTCATCTTCTTGTTGTATACCTGACCATTCATCGGGATAGGTCGTTTTCTTCCAATTTATTTGGTTAAAAGCATCGTAATGTGTTTCATGCTCTCCTTCGCTCCACCCCGCAAACTCCCACAAGCCGAGTTTTGATTGTTTGTATGCAAGCATGGAGCCGTACTTGGCGATTGCGTTTTCTGCGTGCTTTTCATTCATTTCGAATTCGTGGGTATATTCGATTGTCCGAGTCATTGTTAATGCAAAGGTGAGAATACTCATTGTTTACCTCGTAACTGCACAAGTTCATCATCCATTTTGTCGTACAACTCGCTTAGTCGGTCATACTGCTTTTTAAGAGACTCATGCTCTTTGTTTAATTGATTCCATGAGGTATGGCGCTTGTTAGTTTTATGTGCTTTTAGGACTCCACCAACTTTTGCCATTTTAAGATTTGAGCTCATTTGGGTTGTCCTTTTAAAAACATGGATACTAAGCAGATAGCCATCATGGTGGCGAACAATAGGACTGACACAATGATAGGGGAGGCCACAAACCACCAACTTAGCTCTAAGTAACTAGCGAGCTTGAGTACGGCGTAGAAAAGGGTTAAGCCTACGATTGGGATGGGGATAATGTGGTTGACGTTTTCTAGTAAAGTCATAATTACGCTGCCTCCACACCTAAGAATTTGCGAGTGAACCAAGACAATTTGTTTTTGGTCTTGATGGTATGCCTGCCTGTGTACTTAAAGACACGGAGAGGTGGTTTAGGGGCTCTAACAGCTTTTAGCGCTGTTATGTATTCGTCTTTTGTGAAGTCTTGAGGAAGATCGTCAAATGATCCTGCTTCTCTGAGTTTTTGCCTACGCATTGCGACAGCCGCGTAGGAACGCTTTAGCTTTTTTGCGATTTCTTTGAGCGGCAGTGAAATGTTGTCAATTAGGTATTGATCTTCTTTTTGTTTCCAAGGCCTACTTGTACGTGCTTGAGGGTGAGTATCAAAAGTCATGAGTTTTCCTTTATTTGATGTAGTTATTTGCCCAGCCACCTTCGGAGGTTAAGGGCAGGTCGAGTGCCCATGAGGGCGGGGTGGACATGATGGCTATCATGCTTTTATAAATGGCTTCGGCGTATTTCTCAGGGCCAACGACAATAAGTTCGTCATGTACCATGTGAACGAGGCGTGCTTGATCGAGGCCGTAGGTGTCATCGAGGTGTTTCTCAATGGCGAGGGCCTGCTCGGTGATGATGATGCGAGCCAGCGCCTGCACAATATTCTCAGTGAGTGTGCCACCCCATAGGTACTTACGCGTCTTGAGCTCGCCATACTGGTTAAGCTCGGGTGAGTACTGAAAGCTGTGACCACGAATGTCTTCTTTCATGCACAGATTGGGGTACTGAAGGGCCATGTTATTGGGCAAGATGATATTGTTATTGTGGATCTCTAAGGGCCCGAATTTTAAACCGACATTGCCTTGGAGCATCTGGCTGATGATCTCATCGCATTTGTCCCAGTAGTCAACGACAGGGAAGTTGGTTTCGCGGTAAAGGGCGACAATATGCTCTGCTTCGTCAATGGTCGTGGGGATAGGGTCCATACCCATCGGGCCAGTGTTCATGGTTACCCAGAACTTGTTAGCGCCCATGCCGAAGCCGAGGCCGAGGACAGCTACTTTGCCTACGTTACGCATAGCCTTGAATGATTTCTCAGACTTGCGTGTGAGGGCATCGTTGTAGTCAAAGTCATAAATCTTTGAGGCCATCAGCAGGTACGGGTCACCACCTGTAAGGTAAAGCTGTATAAGCTCAGTGTTATCAGAGATCCACGCTAATACACGCGCTTCAATGTTGGATAAGTCGGACACGATGACGGAATAGCCGTCGGGTGCACACAAAGAGCGACGTAATCGGCCTGAAGTCGCGTTGGTTGGGTTAATACGCGGTAAATTCTGTAAATTGAGCGCTTCTCCGCCTGAATATCGACCCGTGTGCGCACCGTAATACTTGAGTGGCACAGGCATGAAACCGTCGAACTTTTCGGCAGTGGATAAGAACCGACGAGCGCGTGATTCTTGGATATTTGACTTAGCGTACTTACGCGCAGCAAATACATCAGCGAGCTCGGGGTGTGCTGCCATGAATTTAAGGAATGCCCAATCTTTTTGACCGAGCGCAGCAATCCACTCGCCTTTAACGTTCTCTTTGGCGGGTAATTCGTATCCATTGGTCTCTAGATAGATACCGAACTTCTGATTGGACGATAATACAGTCAGTGGGATGCCAGCTTTTTTATAGGCGGCACGTTTTTCAGTCACCTGGGCGTCAATTTCCTCCTGGATGATTTCTGTATCTACCCGGAGCCAAGGCTCGCAAAACATACGAATATTGGCGTGAATTAGGTACAACTCGTCTTCTGGGAAGTGCTTGTACATGACTTTGAAGGCTTCGTAGGTCAATGTGACATCTTGGATACAATAATTGGCGAGGATGTCCATCAATTCGCGAGGTAAGTCGTAGATGTCTTTGGATAAGGCCAGCTCATCGCCTTTACGCTTGCCACTATCAGCAGACCATAGACGTTTGGACAAGGCTTTGAGCGATGCAGGCGCACCGACGAACATGCCTTTACTCATAGACATGGTATCGACGTAATAATCAGGGTGCCAGTTGAAATGATGGTGCAAAATGATGCCATCGAATGCTGTGTTGTGGCATACGAGGGCAATAGGCTCGCCTGAACGAGTGAGATCGAGCAAGAACTGCTCGAACTCGGCCATCTCGTCCTCACGGAAGATTTCTACGTCCTCGTTATCGACTTTGACACCGACACATTGGATCTTGAAGCGGTCATCACAGATGTAGTCAATGGTATTGGTGTCAGAGCGCCCTATTGAGTATCCACGACCATAATAGGTCTCAAAATCTAGGGTCAATAGGGTGTAATCGCTAATTTTCACGAGTTATCCTCTGAAATGGTAGGTTGTTATTAGTAAGCGAAATCTGACACTGAGCAATTTAATTCACGGGCAACCGCACGATCCTCTGCGGCACGGCGTTGCTCCACCATTAGCTTGTTGGCTTCGATCTGTTTGGCTGAAGAACGGCGGATTCGTTTACGCTCATTAAATAGCACTTTTCTAGTTAATTGATCGCGCATCATTTCTTGATATGCCGTCATTAGTCGGCCTCCATATGTAAGTGTGATATAAGTTTGACTTCTATGTCATCGAGCGTGGGTAGTTCGTGCTGCACTTTCCCAGTAGCAACAACACGAATAACGTCAAAGTCCAGCTCATGTTCACAAGCAGGGTCTGAGTCTTCGGGTGTAGGCCCCCAACGTACAGGCATGTAGGGAACGAAGTGCTTTACTTCACAATCCGCGTAATACCCTTCAAAAGTTATTGTTGTTTCTGACATAACTACTCCTAATGCACTAACTGAAGGTGCGGCTGCACGGCTTCTGGTACTTTGTTCAACACGGGGATCTTTTCATCGCGTGAAGGCAGAAAGAGTCCGAAGTGCGATGCCACATGTGCGAATTGGTCGAACATATCCTCGATGGGATAATTGTCATGGATGATCTCGAGGTGCATGAGCATCATGGCTTGGTCTCGGGTAATCACCCACCCCAAGTAATAACTGACGATGTGCCTGAGCCACTCGTCTTCGGGGAAAAAGGTTGGGATATACGAAGATTGTTCGAAGTAATCGAAGTCATCTTCTGCCATGTAATATCCGATGGGTGAGTACACCCGATGGTTGGTGCCTTTAACTTTTGTTTGAAAGTTTGCACGATCATTGTGATCTACACTCACCATTGCTTGCAGGGTCATGTGCATCATGGCTCCCTGAAAGAGCCACTGCATTTTAGAGTGCTCGATCTTGGTGTCTTTACCGCTAAAGAACGCGGGAAACGGGCAGTCCGTTAGTAGGGACCAGTACATTTCTGGGGGCTGTTTTGTAGTAGTCATCCTGATTATCCTCTCTGATGAGTTCACTTCGATAAATTGGTATAGAGTTAGGGGCGAAGAATCCTAGTTTTACCTCGCCCTTGCTTACGCTTATGACGCAGATTTCTATTTCATTGTCTTTGCCGATGAAGACACTCTCACCGATCCTACGCTGCAGTATCAGCATTTGGTTGGTTCCTTATTAGTTCAGCTGCTATAACTGTTTCTAGCTTATCCTTCAACAGATTGGCTTTGTTTGCGTTATAAGTTGCAAACTGACTGCTTTTGGAGGCTTGCTCGTAATTAGCAATCTCACCTTTGAGCATATCAACTTGTCGTTGGTACGCTATTTTATCTTTGAGGTCGTTCATGCAGCAGCCATGCTTTCAGGGGCAGGCAAGGCGCGCAATTCGTTTAGCTTTTCTTCGAGCTTTATCCTAGTTCGAGCATAGTCTTCTTCGACAGCATCTATCTCGCTGAGCGTTCCCGCGATCATGTCTTCTTGCACATCACTTTGGTCACGCTCATTAAATGCGACTTCGGTACAGTCCGATATACGCACATAGTTATTATCGTCTTCGTAGTTGGGAGTTACTTCTTGAATGGTGGTGTAGTCATATCGCACGGAGCGATACATGGCTAGGGTTTTAGTGTGTTCAGTCATGAGAGTATCCTTCTGGTATGAGTGAGTAATTAGGATATAACAGTTCAACTACTAAGTGCAAGTAGCTGAACTACTAAGCTTTGTGTAGTCACACAATGACTACGCAGCGGCGTCATATGGGTTGGGAGTCACATAACGACTGACGTTATTTGATGGGCCATAACCATTCTGCCCGTCACGCCGGGTTACATACATTGTTGTGATGCAGCCCGGGAGTGCTGCGACTAACTCATCTAAACTGTCAGTCTTGGTTAGTACTATTCCCGCACTTTTTAACAAGGATGTGAGTGTCCCCAATGCTTGGCGTTGCACTTTTGGATCAGAGTGACCCAGATTCAAATTGTCAAACACCATACTATTGTTGTAGTACGCGTTGCCTTGTAGTTTGTGCCAGACACTAAGATAAGAGTTGCCTGTTTTAGATGTTTTGACTTCGATTTTGTCAATAATCCCCGTGTACTGACCTTCTGGGATAAGACTGTTTTGATCCTGTGGTAACTCACTGGGGGTGAAAGATCCTAGTAATGCTTTTAATGATTTAGACATAATAACTTCCTTACTAATTTAAATGAGACACTGCGGAATGCAATGCCAATGGGTGATGAGGCCCCACGCCCCATTGGTAGGGAGTGGGGGTACTGCTCCCTATTGGTAGGGAGTACTACAGGGGAATGCAGGGCGCTACCCCAAGTTGTTCCTTCCAGCTTACCCGAGGGAGGAATTCGGCAAGCTAATTCACCACAGGCCTAAGTGACCTACTCCATGAATTAGCCAGAAAGTGGGAGGTGCGTAACGTGCACTAAGCGAGTGCTAAACTGGTCACTACCCGAGTTCGATTATGGTTTACCATGTCGACTATTGTGTCAGTACACAGCTAACTAGACATGTACCGAAAAGTGAGCCCAGCTGGAGGCCCCGTCCTGTGGACTTCTCCGAGAGGTGGGCAGAGTGGGCTAAGCTGGGAGCGTTGTTGGTCTGGGAAAACAATATGTGTTTTAGGTAAAGTGTTTTTATATAGGAACAAGGTGAAAAAACCCTGCCCACTGAGCCCACACAAGATTTATGTGAGTAAGTGGTTGTAATTACACAGGTTAATCGGCTAGGTTGAGATTAACTCAACTCTGCCCACTACGCCCAGACTAGTCATAATCATAGTCAAGGCAGCGCTTGCGATACTGGCGGAGGTCAACGCGATGGTTGACGTTTTCCCTGTCTAGCCTTTTTGCTTTGGCTTTGAAATGTGTTAGCTCTCGCTTGAGCATGTCAATTTCGTCGGCTTGGTTCTTAATTTCTTTTTGATACTTTGTAATTGCTTTCAGTGCAACGTCACGCGCGTCACTGAACCATTGCGCACTTTCTTCAGCGTTCATTGTCGTCTCCTTATTAAGAGGCATAGGCAAAATAAAAAGTGACGCTCACGCCAAGGTATTTTATTACGTGGTCGCGAGCGTCGAGGGTTGCAGATTAACCACTCTAGTTTTATGTGATCACGCACAGGGCAGTCACGCCCACCAATAATAGGCAGGTACGCCAGTTATTGGGTATATACACAAATGCTAATATACATACCTAATCACTGGCCCTAGTGTCCCAACCTTTTACCATTGTTACTATCTATAACTAATACACTAATAAATCGTATACTCTTTATTTAACAACAATGCTAACAACTAGGCCCACTAAGCCCACTACCAAAACGGGGTTGCAGATACCCTCCATTGTCCTGCGTACCTACACACCTGACACAAGACACACAACTCATATCACAACATAATAAACAAGACGCAGACGCAGACGCAGACGCAGACGCAGACGCAGACGCAGACGCTTACGCCGACGCTGACGCCGACGCTTACTTATTTATGCGGCTCTGGGGAGAGCCACAGTCTTGATGAAGCACACGGTCTGCTTCAACATCATACGACGGTCAAAGTTGCGCTTATCCTTAACGGATATAACGCCTCTGCCGTCCGTACACCAGTAGCACATCTGGGTACGACCATCATAGAACTGAACGAGCTGGTTGCCTAAGCACTTGGGGCATGCTTGACCGACAACTGGCCCTGAACACTTCTCCATCTCGGGAGTGCGTAACTCCCACTCGCCATCGACTAATCGGTAGCGGGGCTTAACTGCTGGTACTGCTGGTACTGATTTCATGCGTTCTAATAAACTCATGTGAAACTCCTGAAGGGGCCGAAGCCCCTTATTTAGTAGTTATAGAAAGTCGAAAGATTCGACAGGCGGTAGTGACTGCTCTGGTATACATAACCAAGGGCTAGCTGTGTTAGCACCCTCGATGTTGCACTCCAGTTGGTCGAACGGGTCGACCTCACTGAAACCATCGTCAGTCATGGAATGGGTCATGCCCATTGCCGTGACCGATCTTTCTGTCGCTGGACGCTCGAACTGTGATAGTTCGTGAGCGTGTTGACGCAACCATGTCTTTGCTGCTGCTACTGCGGCGGCGCTACTCATAACCGAACTCCTTGCGAAGATCGGCTAGCATTGCTGCGGTGCCTGAGTCGAACTGACTCAGCGTAGCGTTGACTAAGCCAAACTGTTCCATCAGTTCGTCCGATAGCTGAAGTGCTTGCGCGGCACGCTTCTCGTTATTAGCGAGAGTGCGCTGTACTAGCATGTCTTCTGCTTCTGCGCGGTTGGTGATAGGTCGAAACTGCTTTGCAGCAATGTCTATCGCTTCCCATGCGTAAATGACTTCTATACCTGCGAACTCTAATAACATAGAGAGCGATGTAAGGAAGGCTTCTGCATCCTGGGCAGCTTGCAGAAAGTCTTCTGCCATAAACTGCTTGGCATCATTCTTTTCTACCCACTGCTCCATTCGAGGGCTTTGACCATCAAAGACGTAAGTCTTTAGTGGGGAAGACCAGCTAGTGTCCTCACCTCCGTCGTACCCATTGTCGTCCTCACCTTCAGGGATAACAGGTTGTGCAGATTCTGGTACGTTAGCCCAGAACTGAGCACTTTCGACCCACCAATGGTTGAGCTTTAGTGTCGCTTGCACGACACGGTTGAGTGCACCGCCTATGCGATAGGCGCTGTTACCCGACCCAACTAGCGCACTAAGGTCTGCATGAGCAGCAGCCTTGACTACAACCAGTTCCCCATCTCTGAGGATCTTACCCTTAGCTTCCTGTGCGGCGTACTTAGGGTTAGTAGCTGCCAAGAATATCTCTTTGACAAGATACTCGGGTGCTTCTGCCATCATGACCCTGACTGCGGCTCTGACACCTAGCGTTTTACCTGAACGCTTTAGAGAATCAACGAGCGCGGGCTCGTTCTCCAATATCTCTTTTAACTGCGCCTTGCTATGCACAGCCGTGTACGTACCGGCCTCACCGACACGTAACACAATAGGTGATATTTCTACGTCACCGCATTGGCGCTGAGCAACTGGCCCAGACAATGCGAGTACAGATGTGACAGCTTTCGCTGTACTGTCTGCGCTAGTGACAAGTGCATCCCATACTTCACTGCGCTTTTCGATGGCTACTGCCAACGCACTCCACGCAAAGTCTTTGTGCATAGCGTGGGCTGTATTACTTACAGCTTGTGCCGCCATTACTGAACCCATCTGCGGTACGTCATTGTGGAACTGACGCATGAGACTCGCGACGAGCATGCCGTCGATGTTGCTATTAACTTCATTCATATACTGCTCCTATAATAGTTGAACTGCTATTTGTAACCAATTGTGATTGAGCAACCATCGCCCAACCTGTTAATGTGACGACGCTCAACGCCCTCACGGATTAACTCTGCGACACATACGTTCTGTGTCTGCCATTGCTTATAGTCTTGATTGAACTGGGCGACTGCTAAGCCCGACGCAACCATTAGACATACGAGACACCAACCAACCAGTAGGTTGATGACGAACTTGCAACTGCTATGCTTCATGTGCTTCTCCTTTGAACTTACTTAATAGGTAAGCGATGTAAGCCGCGTTACCCTTTAAGTCTCGGTTAGCGTAGATCAACAGTTGCTTCAACTCGCTGTTCTCCGCTCTTAGCGCAGAGTTGCGATCAAGCAACTTGTTGTTGTCCTGCTCTATGTCCTTGAGTGGACGATAGTTACTCCTATAACTGTAATCAGTCATGAACTGCTCCTTTGAACGAAAACAAGGTTCCTTTTACTTGAAACCCAAAAACCCAATCCGCATATACCGAATCGGGGTGACTCCCCCTCTGTGAGAAAGGAACCTACATAGTTGACACACGGATGTTTCTGAAAATTTGAATATTTTTTTTTCAAAAATTCGAGCTACTTTCTTGCGTAATATTAGTTGAGCTACTATTATCCAATCTTCATGTGTACTTCCTCCTAGTCAATGAAGCTAGTTAGGGGCGGCAACGCCCCTCTTTTTACACCGACTGATACGAGTTTATGACTGATACCCCTAAGTCTATTTACGATATACCTTTAGATCTGACTTCCCCCGAAGCAGAACTGGAAATGCGCGGCTTAGAAATCGCGTCACAAGCCAACGGACACATACACGACATACGGAATTTAAATGCACAGGAGACTAATCTTGTTGCTGGAATTTCGATGGGCCTGACTAAACTGGCAGCAGCCAAGCGAGCAGGGATGGGTGTTTTTAGAGCCACGACATTACTTGAAGACCCTGCGGTGAAGCATCACTTGGAGATGTTGCATCAAGACCGAATGGACATTGCCAGTGAAATGGTTAAGTACGATATGGTCGATGCCCACATGGACATTGAGATGGGTAAAAGAATGTCAGCTAACGCGATGGAATGGTTTCGTGGCGTAGAAATGCAGATGAAGCTGCACGGGTTGTCTCAAGATAAGAAGGTCATTGATGTAAACGTGACGAATATACAAAAAGTAGATCAGTTAGCGGAACTAGATGATGCCTCATTACTTCAATTAATGGGTGCAGCCAGTGATAGTCTTATTGCACACGCCCATGACATAACCGACGCAGAGTACGCCGATGATCAAGCATAAGAAAGGTAAGCATTGCCCGAAGTGTGAGACAGATCAGACGTTGTTTGCATCAGAGGATACTTGCGTTAAGTGTGATTTTGCACAAGACGTTACTGACAGTGAGCAAGCACGGAAAGAGGCAGTACCTAAGAAACCCTTAGTGGCTAAGTTGAAACGTAAGAAGCCTACTAAAGCAGTGGATGGGCCTACGCATCGAGAGATAGCTGCGCAACAAATCATTGAAGACGAGAAGGCAGCGGCGGATGCATTTGACGCTAAAGAAGAAGCCAAGCTTGAGTTGATGCGTCGTGAGTTATGCCGCCGTCGACTATTACCATTTGTAGAACGATTCAATGACCAGTACGAGGCAGGGTGGGTGCATAAAGACATCTGCTCTCGATTAGAACAGTTCTCAAAAGACGTTGCCGAGCGTAAAAGCCCACGGCTAATGCTATTTATGCCACCGCGTCATGGTAAGAGTGAACTGGCGTCCAAAACATTCCCAGGCTGGCACTTAGGCCGCCATCCTGACCATGAGGTAATCAGTTGTTCGTACACGGGTGATTTGGCGATGGACTTCTCGCGTAAGGTGCGTGAGTTATTACGTGACAAGCGGTATCACCAAGTATTTAGAGACACTCACCTTGATAAAGACAGTCAATCTGCACAGCGATGGAACACCACAAGTCGAGGCGGATACGTTGCAGCGGGCGTGGGTGGCCCGATCACAGGACGCGGAGCCCACGTTTTAATAATCGATGATCCCATTAAGAACCGCGATGACGCGGAATCGGAAACAAACCGATCTAGTATATGGAACTGGTACACCTCGACAGCGTACACACGACTTGCGCCTGGAGGCGGAGTACTCATAATTTTAACGCGCTGGCACGACGATGATCTGGCAGGGCGCTTACTCACTAAAATGAAAGAGAATGAAGGCGATGAATGGGATGTTATCCAGTATCCAGCTTTGGCAACAGAAGATGAGCCTTTCCGTAAAAAGGATGAGGCGCTTCACCCAGAACGCTATGATGAAACAGCTTTGCTGCGTATTAAACGTGCTGTCGGCCCTCGCGATTGGAGTGCTCTGTATCAGCAAAATCCTGTGGCTGATGACGGCGAGTATTTTACCCGCGATATGTTTAGGTGGTATGCGCCCTCGGAAAGACCTAATCTTGACGAGTTACACACTTACACCGCTTGGGACTTGGCAATTGGAAAAAATGAGGCAAACGATTTCACGGTGGGAATCACAGTCGGAGTCGATCAGCGAGACAACATCTACATTCTAGACATTAAGAGATTCAGGAAAGGTTCGCTTGAGATTATCGAAGCTATCTTGGATATGTACGTGCGATGGAAGTCAAAGATTACAGGCATAGAACGCGGTCAGATTGAAATGGCAATCGGCCCACTACTTAACCAGCGTATCCGTGAGCGGAGTTTATATTCATTCTTTTATGAAGGATTAAAGCCTGGCAAGCGCGATAAGCAAACCCGTGCACGATCAATACAAGGTCGGATGCAACAGGGGATGGTTTATTTCCCGAAAGGCGATGACTCTGTACAGATCATGGTGAATGAGTTTTTACGTTTCCCAATGGGCGTGCACGACGATTGTGTGGATGCATTGGCATGGATTGGATTAATGCTTGACGACATTGTGACCCCTAGAGCTCCTGTTAAGAAGCAAGTGCTTGGTTGGCGAGACAAGCGGCTCGGTGCAATATTAAGCGCCAATAATAAGCGTTCATCGATGAGCGCATAAAGGTTCGTAGCCCCTAAATACATTAGTTTTGGGGTATCGGAGTTGATGGGGTGTCAGCGAAGACGGGTGGGTGAAAGGCCCACACCTTTTGAAATTAGAATTGAGGCGGTAGAATAGCAGCTCAACTACTTTCGCGTAGACTTTAGGTTGAATGACACTTTTAGGATAGAAAATGGCACATGGCAAAGTAAAAAAGGAACCCTCACAGGTCGCTAATGACAACTGGAAACGCTACGTTCGCCTTCGTGACAACGGGCACAGTGAATACGTTACCCGTGCTAAAAAATATGACCGCTTTTATTGCGGAGAACAATGGGATCCGACAGATGCCAAGAAACTAGCAGACGAAGGCCGTCCTGCTCTGACAATTAACACTATTTTATCGACAGTCAACACAGTGTTGGGGGAACAAACAGCAAAACGAGCTGAGATGAACTTTAAACCCCGTTCAAATGGTAATGAAGACACCGCGACAGCGTTAACCAAGGTCGTGATGCAGATTGGTGACAATAACAAACTGGATTGGGTTGAAAGCCAAGTATTTTCTGATGGATTGATTCAGGATCGTGGCTATTTTGACGTTCGTATTAATTTTGATGACAGCATTCAGGGGGAAGTGGAAATTCACTCCCTCGACCCGTTGGACGTATTAATCGACGTTGACGCAAAAGAGTATGACCCTGCTACATGGAATGAAGTCATCACTACACGTTGGCTTTCACTGGATCAGATTGAATCAACCTATGGTGAAAAAGTTGCTGATTCTTTGAGCTCACTAGCTACTGGTGGAGACATTTATGGCGGGGACTCGGTGGCAATCGAAGACAATAAGTTTGGTGATTCGGCTAGTTTTGATCTTGCTGATGATGGCAATACTGACAAAACAATCCGAAGCGTACGCGTTGTCGAGCGACAGCACCGCCGCATGTGTATGTCTGAGTGGTTCATTGATCCTCAAAACGGGGACATGCGACCCGTCCCTGAGAATTGGGATAAAGCTAAGCGACAAGAATTTGGGCAGCAATTTGGCTTATTCATACAAAAGCGGCTGGCTCCTAGAGTACGTTGGACAGTCTCTGCCGATAAAGTATTACTCCACGATGAATGGTCACCGTACAAAACATTTACCGTTGTGCCGTATTTTAGTTATTTCCGAAGGGGCAAGCCATTCGGAATGGTGAAGAACCTTATCTCTCCGCAAGAGCAATTGAATAAGATTTCTTCTCAGGAACTTCACATCGTTAACACTACCGCTAACAGTGGATGGATAACGGAGGAAGGTTCGCTCGTCAACATGACCAACGAAGATCTGACTGAGCGCGGTGCTGAGACAGGTCTTCATCTAGTTCATGCGCGTGGAACCAACCCACCATCAAAAATTCAACCAAACCAGATTCCTACAGGTATCGACCGCATCACGCAGAAGGCTGCGCATAACATTAAGGAAATCTCTGGCGTATCGGATGCCATGTTGGGTTATGAGTCTGCTGAAGTGTCTGGTGTTGCGCTCAAATCAAAGCAAGAACGTGGACAGATTCAAATTCAAGTGCCGTTGGATAACCTGGCACGTACTCGCCACATGTTGGCAGAGAAAATACTTGAGCTTGTGCAGCAGTTCTATGTAGAAGAACGATTGATTCAGATTACTAACCCTGCAATGCCAGATCCATCGTCGCCAGATGCACAAGAACAAATGGCGGTTAACCAAGTGACTCCAGAAGGCGAGATACTTAACGATCTGACCTTGGGTGAGTACAGTGTCGTAATTAGCACGCAACCTGCACGCGATAACTTTGAAGAAAGCCAGTTCTCTGAAGCACTGCAGCTTCGTCAGGCCGGTGTGATGATTCCTGATTACCGAGTCATTGAATACAGTCACTTAGCACAGAAGCGCGACATTGCTGTGGAAGTTAAGAAATTAGCAGGACTTGCCGCACCGAGCGAAGAAGAAATGAAGATGCAGCAACAGCAGCAGGAACTAACGATGAAGGCCGCTGAGCTAGAGTTAGCTAACCTTGAAGCTGATCAAGCACTCAAAGAAGCACAGTCAATGCTAGCAATGGCTAAAGCTGACGAACTTGGTGAAGACGGCAACTTACATAATCGCGGAATGGAAGAGTTAAAGGCTAAGGTACAGCTGAAACGCGAAGAGTTAGATGCTCGAATGAAGTTATCGCAAATTACTGCACAAACCCGTCAGCAGGATTCGATTACCCGTACTGCGGTATCGCTGATGCAAAACGATCAAAAAGAGCGTAGTGCTCTTGATGCAAAGAAAACCCCAAGCAAGACCATTTAACCCCCAAAAATAGGTGAATTATGCCCGAAGCAAACGCAGCAATAGATATGGATGAAATTTTCGATGATACGTCCGCCCATAATGACGAAGAAATCAGTGGTTTAGATTTTGGTAATGAATTAGCAGAAGATGTTGATCCCACTGATGCTGCTATCGGTCATTTGATCGAGGTTGCTGATAAAGCTGAAGCTGAGCAAGAAGACTCTGAGCTAGAGACTGAATCAGAAGAAGCTGAATCAGAAGAAGAACTCGATGACAATGATGAGTTTGAATACGAGTACGTCGTTGAAGATGAAGATGAATCAGTGGATGAAGCGGTTGAAGCTAAGAAGCATATGATTCCTAAACGTCGGCTCGATGATGTTGTGGCTAAACAGCGTAAAGCTGAACAAGAGTCAGCGGAGTTACGCAAAGAGTTAGCTGAAGCATTGGCTAAAGCACAGGCAATTCCTGCGATTGATATTCGTGCATTGTCGAAGCAGCGTAATGAAGCGGTTCTTGATGGTGACTTAGACAAAGCGGCTGAGATAGATGAACAAATACATGCGTCTACACAGCAAGGAAAGGCTGAGTCTATTGATATGGAAGCTTTGGAAGCCCGCGTAGAAGCTAAGATGGAACTAAAGTCCACACTAGCATCTGTTTTTGAGGAATATCCTCAGTTAGACACTGACTCAGACAGTTTTGACGAAGATTTGAACGCAGAAGCATTGGTATTTCAGAGTGCTTACTTAAATCAAGGTTATTTACCTGCGGAAGCGGTACGCCGTGCGGCTAATGCTGCAATTCGTGTGGTTCGCCCAGAGCTTTTGACAGCTACAGAAGCACCAAAGGTTGCAGCTAAAGCACGCACGACTAACGTGAAAGGTAATGTTGATGCGTCCAATGCCCAACCTCCGAAAATGAACCAAGGTGAGTCTGGTGGCAAGACAAGTAGCGAAATGATCGACATTACTAAATTAACTGACGAAGAGTTTGACGCGCTGCCAGAAGCTACACGCGCCCGAATGCGGGGCGATTTGGTTTAATTGTTGCGAAATAACAGTTCAGCTACTATCATTCAGTTCTGTGATGGCTCAGACGATACATGAGCTCGACCAGCGCGGTGCGTTAACCGCGTTGTGATCGCCCACATAAAAAGGCGTGTTACTTCGTTGTCCTACGATACGGGAACCCGAGATTGAGCTAAAGCTCAGTCAATTTGCATATATTTTTTTGTTTAAATAAGGTACATCAGAATGGCTACAACCAATTTTGCTGCCCTTACCACGCATCAAAAGACTGCATGGGCCCGTGACCTTTGGCGCGTCGCCCGTAATACGTCTTTTATTAACCAATTTGCTGGTAAAGGCCATAACGCGATGGTTCAACGTATTGAATCATTAACTAAATCCGAGAAGGGCGCACGCGCCGTTCTAACTCTTGTTGCTGACTTAGAAGGTGATGGTATCGCAGGTGATGCTACGCTGGAAGGCAATGAAGAGGCCATGAAAGCGTATGACACAGTGATCCAGATCGATCAATTGCGTCATGCTAACCGCTTACAGGGTCGTATGGCTGATCAAAAATCCATTATTAACTTCCGTGAGCAGTCACGCGATAAGTTAGGTTATTGGATGGGTGATCGTCTTGACCAAATGGCATTCTTGAGCATGAGCTCATTGCCATACACTTTGAATACCAACGGCTCAACTCGAGCGTCTACCGTACTTAGCACTTTGGAGTTTGCTCCTGCTGCTGCCGTAGCCCCGACCGCCAATCGTTGTGTTCATCTAAAGTCTTCAGGTGTAACTGCTGGTACTGGCTTTGCCGCTGCCGATGGTGTTATCACTTCAATGACTTATAAAGACATTGTTAACCTAAAAGCACACGCGAAAGACAACTACATCCGAGGCATTAAAGGTGCTGCAGGGGAAGAAGTCTATCACTTGTTCATTACTCCACAGGGTATGGCTCAGTTGAAGCTAGACGCTGATTTTATCTCTAACGTGCGCCATGCAGGTGTTCGCGGTGATAAGAACTCGCTCTTCAAAGGTACAGACTCAGTAATGGTGGATGGCGTGATCATTCATGAATTCCGTCACGTTTTTGATACTCGCGGCGCTGCTGCTGGTTCTAAGATGGGCGCATCAGGTAATGATGAAGGCCAACGCGCACTGTTATGTGGTGCACAAGCCTTGGGTATGGCGGATCTAGGCACGGCTTATTGGGACGAAGATTTCTTTGACTACAATAACCAACCTGGCATTGCTTGCGGCAAGATCTTTGGTTTCTTAAAGCCACAGTTCAAAGGCAACCCAGCTAATCCAACATTGTTGGAAGACTTCGGTGTTATCACCGTAGACACTGCACTTTAATTGCAGGGCTCCCCTTCGAAAGACGGGGAGCCATTATTTTATTTAGGAGTCACCCACTCATGTTGTTAGTATCCCCAATTTTACAAATGGTTGCGCTCAATGGCGTAGCTATCCGTATGGAAGCTGGCGTCGAAATGGAAGTTCGCGAATCTCTTGTTGAGACAGCTATGGCTTCAGGCTGCACTAAAGTTGGCGCACCTATTCGCGCCAAGTCTAAAGTCGTCGAAGCGCCAAAATCATCAGACACGTTGGATGCAATGGCGTTATTGATTGAAGAAGCGAATCCAATGGATTTTAGTCGTGACGGCACTCCCAAAGTTCGCTCAATTGAACGCATTTTAGGCTACGACATTACTGCTGCAGAGCGTGACTCTGCATGGGCAACATTTCAAGAGGCGTAACCAATGACTATTGCAATTTCATCAATTTTGAGCCGAGCTTCGACTCTCCTACTGGATGAGACTGCAGTAAGATGGCCTCAAGCAGAGTTACTTATTCATCTGAATGATGGCGTTTTAGAAATGGCATCGATGAAACCATTGTTGTTCTTAGAAAGGGCAACAATGGATTTGTCAGCGGGGGTTTATCAGTCTATTCCTGCGGGCAAGCGACATTTACATCGCGTCATCTCAAATGCCTCTGGCCCTGTGGTCAGAATTGTTGACCAACAAGTCTTGGATTCGCAGGAGCCCAGTTGGTATGTCAATACGGCGGTTGCTAACGTCAAGTACGTGGTGCTTGAGAAATTAAACGCCAAAAACTTCCTGTGCTACCCACCTAATGATGGTACTGGTCAGTTAGACGCGATATTTACTATAGAACCGTCCATTTACGCTGCTGACGGCTCGATTGACATTGATTCAACCTACGGCAACCCTTTGCTTGCTTTTATCCTCTACAGGGCGTTCCTGAAGGACGCAGACACATCCAATGACGCTAAAGCCAACACATATTATGAAACATTCGCCAGACAGATGGGTGGATCAGTTCTTGGCGAAGCCCAAGCGAAGGAGCTATAAATGGCGAAGGTCACGTTTGAAAGTATCGTCCCAGATATTTTACCCTCAGTTCCAGAGTGTACAGACTTAATTATCATTCGCGCGATACGCCGTGCGTCTGAAGAATTCTTATCTAAGTCGCTAATGTGGCGCGTGAACTTAGAAGATCATTTTGTAATCCTTGGATTAGTCGATGTTGAACTAGAAGTCCCTTCGAAAGATTTACGCATTTGTCAGCTAAAGAGTGCTTCTATTGCGAAGCAGGATATTCCTCAAATATCAGATGGGCAGAAGCCACCCAACAGCGCAAAAACATACTGTTCTCTGATTGATTTTGGCAGAACACTTCGGTTAACACCGACTCCTGTTGCCAATGCAACGCTTTCGTTACGCGCTGTGTTAAGCACGACCTCGCAATCCACATCACTTGACTCTGCAGTTGCATACGAGATTCATGAGCATTTGATTGATGGCGCATTGGCACGACTCTACGGGATGCCCGGCATGCCTTGGTCAGATAATGTTTTGGCAGGTTTTCATCTAGCGGTATTCCAAAATTCTATTATTGAAGCTCGCGGGCGTGCAGAAAATAACAATGGGCGTGCAGTGCGTACGGTTAGTTACGGAGGGCTTTAATGTTTTGTTTTCACCCCATAACACCCTATGACGTTCGGGACAAACACACTTATTACCAGGGCGGTATTTCCGATGCTATTACCAAAGGTGGTAGTGACTGCTCTGCAGAAGATGTCATGCGGGCTGTCTACAATGGCAAAGTTTATCTGTACGACATTATTTCTGAAGAAGGCGATGATTTATTCGGTTTTGTGATTATGCAGGAATACACAGACTGCTATTCGGAGAAGCTTGTACTTCATATTGATTATGCGTATTTGTCACAGCAGAGCGCAGGGTTAATGAAGCTCTACCAATCTTTACCAGTGTTTGCTGCGGATAAAGGTTTTGACCAGATCGCGTTTAGTAGCAACCGAAAGGGCTGGGAAAAATACCGCGAGATTACTGGTTTTAACGGGGAAACCCGAGTTTTTTATAAGGATTTGCAACATGGCTAGCGCACCACAGCAACAGCAAAGTCAAGCTGAACGCGACGAGATAAAACTCGGGCAAGACACTACGAAACGTGCGCGTGAGAAATCAGCGCCTTTACTGGCTGGCTATCAGAAGAAAATGAATCGTGATGATTCTGGTCGTCTGTCGGGCATGGCTTCAGCAGACGTTATGCAAGCCGCAGGCACAGATCGATCAGGTCAACTTTTAGCTGCGGGGCAAGGCGGTGGTTATGCTTCAACACAGCTAGGTGCTCAGTTACAACAAACCGCAGACAACTCAAGCATGTCAGCGATGGATCGGCAAGATTCGCTGAAGTCTTCATACAATGATCTAGGCAACGAAAAGAACATGGATTATGCAGCGGGCGTTAGCTCATTGGCAGGCAACGCTTCTCGAGTTGCTAGAGCGAGTGCAGATGCAACCGCTATGAGACAGAAGGCGATGGTAGACGGCTTAACAAATGTTGGAGCGGCTAAAGGACTTAGCATGAAAGATACTTATGACACCAATAAGTACAATTTAAAACGCGGAATTAAACAGAATGGTGGTTATTCAGGGCCATTTGAAACTGACAATATTAAGTCATTGCGTCAGGTAAACAACAATACACCTGGCAAGGGTTTCTTTGACAAGTACTGGAGTAATTGATGGCTACGGCAGAAGAAGCGTTAAGCGCAGAAAAGAAAGCGGCGGAAGCGAACTACAAAGCGAACTTTCAGAAGCAGCTAGATGATTATGCCGCGAGTGCATTAACAGATCGTACTTTGATTGATCGTGCTGACTTTAATTCACAGCTTGCAGCCCAAACTGCAAAGGGTGTAGCTCAGCGAAGCAGGAGTCGAGCGGGTGTTCAGTTATCGGGGCAAGCGGCTAAACATAGTCAACGACTTGGCGGTATAGAAACTGCTAAGTTTATGGACCAATCAAGAAACACAGCCGTACTCGCTCAAGATGATCGCAATACAAAAGCGATGGGCAAATCTTTAAATGCTTATAACGCATTAGGTCAGACAGGTTCAGCAGCTTTACGTTCAGCAGCGGGTACTGAGGCCACACGGATAGCAGGTAATAAAAGCCGTTCTGCGGCTGCCGATGCTACTAATATGGGCATGGCAGCAAGTTTAGCCACAATGATGATTTTATAAGGACACACAAAATGGATATGAACGGCATTTGGGCCATGTATCGTGGTATGAAACAGGATCGTCGCCAGCGAGAGCGCGATGATGTGGCAGACGATCAATACGCAGATGCACAAGCACAACAATCTCTAACTAACGATTATCGAGATCAGACGTTGGCTAATGCACAGGCTTCTACGGCACTTAGTCAAGAGAAGTTTGGCAATTTACAAGATCAACAAGCAAAAGCGCAAACACAACAAGACTTAACGAATGAGCGTAATAAGGTTATTGATGCAGATAATCAGGTTATTTCTGATACTCGGTTAAAAGGTCGGAACCAGGGCGCAATGAATTCGGTCATGAATGCTTACTCACAAGCCGACTTTAAGGGCGATGAGTTTCTTAGCAACCCTTCAAACATTGATGCTTTAAACGCAATTATAAGTAACAGTCCTTCTTTAATGGCTCAAATTAAAGGGCCTAATAAGGACTATACGGTTGCTGGAATCCAGAGAATAGTAGCGGGTACGAATGAAGATGGTTCAGATAGTTTTCGTTATGCACTAATGATTGATACAGGTCAGAAGGACGAGGAAGGCAATCCTATTATTAAGCCTTTGAGTCAAGCTCGCGGTACAAATGATCCTGTTGAGGCATTCAGTGCGGATCAAACGATTAAGTACATCGAACAAGCCATAATGAAAGAAACTGGCAGTTCAGCTACTCAAGACCAGAACAGTATGATGCTTTTGGCTCAGACTTCTAATGATCCTGAAATGTTAGGCCAACCACAACCACAACCACAAGTTGCAGCAGCGCAGGATACTGTAGTTGCAGGTCAAACTGTAGCGCCTGCATCATTAGCTAACCCTAATCCAGCCGCAGACGATGGTATACGTGGAGGAACTCCAACAGCTAATCCACCAGAAACTCCGCCAACTGATCAAGAACGTGTTGCTGATTTAGTAATGGAGGCTGCAGCAAAATATTCAGACCAAGCGGCTAATCTTGATCCTGATATACAGAAACAACTCGAGGACATATTACTTGATGATGTAATGTCGGTGACGGGTGCGAATATCAATGATGCTCAGCAAATGATAAGGGATGCGCGTCAAGCTCCTCCAGGCCGTGACATTGATGTAGGGCAGAACATAGGCAAAGTTGCTGGAAATGTTGGGAATTTCTTTGGTGGATTAGGAACTGGATTATACAATCTAGCAGG